CAACTCTGAGCGGGTCGGCCCTTCGGGGCCGCCCGTTGAGTGAGCATCTCAGCTCAAGGGAGGAGGGTTTATGGCTACACAAGCGGAAGCCGACATGGTTTCCGAGATTCTTGAGCGGGACTGGGAAGGGCACACGTCCAACCGAGTAGCGCGAGAGATCATTGATGCCATTCGGAAGAGTGACAGAGCCAAGAAGGACAAGGAGAAAGCTAAGGCTGATTCCCTGTTCAAGCCTGTCACCCTTCTTCCGGAGAGAGGAACGGCCTTCAAGACACCCTGGAGCAGTGTCACGTACATCGTGGCATGGGCTGGGGTTGAGCTTGAGGGTGACCACCAGATGATGTGGTGTGTCAGTTCCGACTCTCATCTCGGCTGGTTTGGTTACACTAACTCCCCGCTCATGAAGATCTACAAGGATGCTACGGCAAGTCAGTCTACGATTGACAAAATCCTGGCGCCTACCGTGGATCTCAAAGTGGGGGACAGTCTGCTATTCCGCCAGGATGCGGTCTTCTCCATAGAAGCCATGGTCAATAAGGCAGCACTACTTCGCCACGAAAAGACTGGCTTGCTATATACGGAGTCGACCACCGACCTTCTCAGGTTCTACAAGAAGAGAGTAGGCAAGTGACTACATACGTGGCATGGTTCACCCTGTCCACGGGTGGCTACGCTCTGCACAAGGGTGGCGACGACGACCCGCATGTGCTGGTCGACGGCATCGCTTCAATCATGCGTGTTAACCAGTTCTTCCTGGTCAACAATGGTAACAACCGACCCGAGCTCCTCAACCGGGATCACGTGGTGAAGGTTGTCATCAAGGAGGATCTTCGATGAGGCGTTACGTCCTCATGATGGCTGGTCTCGTTGCGGTGACAGGCTGCGCTACGGCGCAGCCCCATCTCAACCGTGGAACAGTGGTGGAAAAGGAATACTCCGCCGCACATTCCGAGCTGATCGGCAAGTGCAAGAAGTGGGTCAAGGGCAAGCCCAAGACCAACAACAACTGTTCATCCTGGCAGTATCACAACGACTGGCACGATGAGTGCTACGAGTTGGAGATCAAGGGTGACAACGGCAAGGAAGAAGACATCTGCGTCTCGCGGGTTGTCTACGAGAACTACAAGATCGGGGATACCTGGCATGGCTGAGTGGATCACGTTCGACGCAATGCGTGCCGGTTCGGTGTTTACTGAACACGATCTCCTGGATCACTTCGTTAAGAACAGCTCGTGCTGCTACCCGGAACAGGGTAACACTGAGCAGGTTGCCCGTGACGCTGGGGAGATCTCCTTCATCACGACCGGCGAGGGCTACCGCCTGTACAAGGTGGAAGTCCGCGTCACCGAGGTTGAGGTGTGATCGCCTGGATCGTTGCGTCAGTATCCTTCGTGGTGCTGATGGCGGTCATCGTTCTCTATTCGATGGAGATCAGCCGGTCAGTCAAGGCTGAGTCCGAGCTGCTCAAGCTCAAGTTCCAACTCATGTTCGACAAGGAGAGTAAGTGACAACGGCAGAACACATCCTCAGCGTTGCGCAGAGCTTCGCCACGGTCTGCAACAGCATCTCCATCATCCTCATCGTCCGTCGCATGTCTCGGGGTAACTGATGCACCGTAACTCCGTCCGTTTCACCCTGCACATCGCACTGATCCTGGTGTCAGGCTTCATCAGTGGTCTGCTGGGCGACGTGTTCTCCTGGTGGAACTTCTTCTTCGCGTTCGTCTTCGGCCTGCTGATGGGATTCACCTTCGGCAGGGTGATCGAATGGCTGCACGACGATGCAGTCAAGCAGCGCAAGCTGGAGGTCGCAGCCGCAAAGGCTCTGCACCCTGCCGGTTCCGCGCTCATCAAGAAGGACTGAGACTGTGAAGAGAGCCCCCACCTTCAGGGGTGGGGGCTCCATTGACAGGTCAGCGCTTCAATCCCTGTCCAATCTGTACACGTAGGGTTACCTTGTGCTCGGATGTGGTAGATGCCACCCCCACGTGAGTGCCGGTGTAGTGAGGGACGGGACCATCCGTCCATCCTCCCAGAAGCTTGAGACCATGCTCAGCAAGGGAGCGCTTGAGATCCTCTGTGAAGGCGTCTACGCGCTCATCAAAGGAGCGCTGGGCCTTGGCCTCAGCGGCTAGCTTATCGGCCGCTATACGGGCCTTCACGGCCTTCCAGGAGGCATCTCGCTCCCTCTGCTTAGCCGCCCGCTCACGCTCGGACTTCTGATAGCGCTCCTCCGCCGCCTTGTATAGTTTGGTGCGGGCAACCAGTGCATTGTTGACGGCAGCGCCTGCCCTTTCGGCATCAGCGCGAGCATTGCGGGACGCCTCGACCGCCTCATTGAACACTCGGTTGGCCTCAGCGAGAGCCTTGCGCTCTTCGTAGTTGTACCTCATCAGAACTCAGTAGCCTTTCGTGCTGCTGCATTGCTCATCGCGCGGCGGAACTTGCCGCGCGTGTCATAGAAGTGCTTGCTCTTGCTCCACTCCTCATAGGTCACACCCTCCATGGGGTCTGCCGGTCGAGGATTGTTGAGCTGGTTGGAGATGTACTTGAGAGCACGCTGAATGCGCTTTCGCACAGTCTCCACATTCAGATCGAACATCACTGCGCACACTTCGGTTGTAGTACCGTTGGCAAAATGCTCCCGAAGAAGTGCAACCCTGTCGGCGGGGAGCGTGTTCATTGCTCCCTTAACGTCGATGATCGCAGCAAGCTTGTCACCTCCCCATGAGGTTGGCTTGCTGCCACGTCCACCGCTGCCAACCTCGGAAGTCTGCCAGTCCTCGTGGTCAAACACGTCTGGCAGTATGTTCCTGATTGCGGTGATGGAATACCATGCGACGTCTTCTGGAGAGTATCCGGTCATAGTTGCGCGCTCCTTGATCGCGTAGTTCCTTGCCTCCCTGTTGAGGATGGATCGGATAATGCGCTCACCGTCCTGGTGAGTGAGGTACTCACGTACCCTCTTCTCGTTCGCATAGGCCCATGACCAGAGATGCTGTCGCACATCAGGGAAGGAAGTCCACGTGCTGTAGGCACGTGCTGTTGCGGCAGCACTCTGGTTGACCCATGGTTCAATCTGATTCACTCTGCTCCTTCAGCCACCTCTTGGCCAGTCCGGGGATGTTGAGTATGAATGCCATGTTCCACGAGTCCGGATACCATTCAACCTGATCGGGATTGATACCATCCCTCTCAAGTTCAGCCTTGAGGCCCTCCTCGATCTTGAACCTGGCATAGTCGAATGAGTTGAGCTCATTGACCGGAGTTCCCCTCCACTTCACGTATGTCACCAGATCCTCCCATCAAGTTCGAATCGTCCATTGGGTGCATAGTACAGGTGAGGGATGCTGGCTCCAGTCTCGTCATCGTAGGTCACAGTGCCGAACGCCTGAGACCAGGTGGCGTAGCCATCCTTGAGATAGCTCGCCTTGCTCATGTCCATACCGTGACCAACGTTCATCGCCCAGAGAATATGCCGGTCTTCATCCACCCCCTGGGCCGTAGACACCAGTAGAGGGGTGTGTGTGTGTCCGTACACCACATTCTTACCGTACTCAAGGACACGAGCGAGTCCATACTTTCCGGGGACACTGGAGTAGGCGCGCTCATGTCCGTGAACAGCAACACTTCCGGGAAGGAACTCGTACGGGCCGGAGATGTAGGACACGCCACTACTCCGCAGGCCAATGAGTGAGGACAGGTCAAGGCTGCGAAGGCTTGCAAGTGCCGGAGCGTTGGCACTGATGTACTCCTGGGTGCGAGAGTCATGGTTGGAGTCGATCAGGATCATCTCGCAGTCTTCGCCGACTGCTCGACGGAAACTCTTAATGATCTTGGAAGTAGTATCGAATGCTTCCTGTAGCTGGCCGGAGTACTCGCCACTCTTGCCCTTCACCCACCGACCCACTTCGGTGGAGTCGGTGATGTCACCAATGAAGAGCAGGATGTCAGGCTCGATGTACTCCGCTGCACCAATGAGCTTCTCCACGAACACTGAGTCATGGAGAGGGACCTGAAGGTCCGGAACGATGAATGCAGTAGTCATGTAGGAAGTGTAGCACACGAAAGGATCAGACGTGTCCGAGTTCGAACCGATGAACCCTGTTGCCAAGGGGCTGTGGCTCACCGCTCTTCGGAGCGGTGAGTACGAGCAGGGTAAGCACTACCTGAATCTGAACGGCAAGCTCTGCTGCCTCGGCGTCCTCTCCGAGGAGGCCATCAAGAGCGGGGTGGTAGTGAAGAGGGAGCAGGACCAGGACGGCGGCCCGTACCACTACGATGGTCAGAGCGCCTACCCTCCCCGTCCCGTCTACGAGTGGGCCGGTTTCGGTGAGCATGTCGGTGTCGACACCAAGCTCGCCAACATGAACGACGAGTATGACAAGACCTTCCTGGAGATCGCCGACTGGATCGAAGAGAACCTGTGAAGTACACTCCCGATCGTGCAGACGAGGGACTCAGTGAGTCATGCAAGCGTGACTTCCACGAGAAGTCACAGTCCGTCATGGCATGCGTCTACTGCGCATGCCCCTGCCACAAGGTGAAGAAGTGAACAAGCCGTTCATCTCGGTGTCCTGTGAGGTCGACCTGCATGACCAGTGTCCGGGAGAGTGGACCCTGGTTGAGTGCGCATGCACATGTCACCAGGGTAAGGAGACTGACTAGGCGTAGCCCCCTGGCTACGCTCTGTCATGTGGTGTAGCTCACATGCTCAAGCCCTTGACGGCCTTGACGGCCGGTCAGTATAATGTTTTTCAGGGGTTCGAACATGGTAAGCGGCCCCCCTAAAGGGGGCCGGTGAAACAGTGTCAACATCCTTACATTGGAAGCGTGTTGGGATGTTGTAAGGGCAGGGCCTTAAAGGCCCTGCCCTTTTAACGTTAGGAAACTATGAACAACCGACCTCAGTTTGAGTACGAGAGGGACAGGCACTGGACAGACGATGCTCACTGTCGAGGTGATCTCAGCAATGACATGTTTGTCCAGCCTTCCAGTCGTCTCCACATCATTCAGTCTTTTGTGGAGAACAACTGCATGAACTGCCTAGTTGCTCAGGATTGTTTGGACGATCGCTTCGTGGAGCTCTCCACTGAAGCAGTCGTTGACACACTTGAGTTCACTGTCCGTGGTGGATACCTTCCCTATGCTCAAAACCTTCACCCGAAGGGTCGACCAAGGATCTATGACAGGACTGGCATACTCCCAAAGTCCATGTATGACAGTGATGGAAGCATTCGGAAGTGTCGAAACAAGCTTCACGAGATGACTGCTGACAACATCCTCATTGACCCCAAGAAGGGGTTCCAGAGGTGTAAGGCCTGCAACCTCACCTCACAGAGGAAGGCCTCTGGTAAGCGTATCGCCGGGGGCTCTAAGCCCCGGCGTAGGAAGTGCAACAAGAAGCTCCACTACATCGAGGGTGAGAACGTTCTCATGAGGAACGGTCTCAAGTACTGCAAGATCTGCACCGAGGAGCGGGAGGAGAGAACCTCAAAGAGGGTCTGCCCCAATGGACATGTTGTCTATGGGGAGAACGCCTACTTCCTGGGTAAGCGCACGTACTGCAAGATCTGCTATGACGCTCGGTCACGTGCTACAATTGAGGCATGATTGAGCTACCTGATCACCTCAGTCCAAGCTCCCTATACAGTTACAATGAGTGCCCACGTGGGTACTATCTGTCCAGGGTGAAGAGGGCTGAGGGTCTGCCAGCATGGTACTTCGTTGTTGGCACCACTGTTCACAGGTTCATTGAGGATCACGTTCGTTCCACCGTCTGGTCCCACTCTCTCCCCGCTCCTGATGGCACAGCCATCTTCATGGAGGAAGTGAGGAAGGCGCGGCTTATAGAGCCGCGCACTGACAAGTGGCTACATGGTGGAAGTGATGATGAACCAGTGGTAGAGGAGCGAGCCCTTAGGCTCGCTCTGGACTGCATCGAGAATGCTCTAGTGTTCCTCGATGACTTCACTCCATGGGAAGTTGAGTACGATGCCTCAGGCTTCCTGCCCCACTGCACCATGGAGATCAAGTGTTACATCGACATGATCGGTGATCACAAGAAGCATGGCCCAATGATTGTAGACTTCAAGACTGGCAAGACTAAGCCAAAGAACAATGACCAGCTTGAGACTTACAACGCACGTCTCATGAGTGAGCCCGATGCCCCCTTCATGGAGCACGGGAGCATGCGGTTCAAGGGACTGTGGGTTATGCTCAACCCGGGCGCCCGTAAGGCGCGCCCGATCACATTCAAGGAGACACCCGATACGATGGGGAAGAAGTACCTTGAGCTTCAGCGCAAGGTGGAGTCCAAGGTTGCAGACCCTAACCCTGGTTACGGGTGTCGGTGGTGCACAATGAAACCCAACTGCAAGACGCAAAGCGGGATGAACAAGCGCACCGCCTACTACGACACTCCGGTAAAGGATGGATGGTATCCCTTTTGAGTAGGGCAAGCGCCGAGTTCCTGATCAACATGGGACCGTATCAGCATGTGGTCGTCAGGTTCGAGGAGGACACCGCTGGTGAACTCCTGGAGACCCTGGAGCGAGACTTCACCAACGAACTTCAGGTGAAGATGGCTACATACCACACCGAGGCAGAGTCCTGGATGAAGGGCACCCGGGAGGACATCCTCAACGGCGTACAGGCGGAGGCGGTGGAGGCTGTGAAGGCCCTCAGCGCCACTGTGGTGGCCGAGGAGGACGCTTCTGGACCGGAGGCCCAGCCTGCCTGGCAGGAGCCCGCAGAGGCCCCTCAGAAGCCCTGGAACAAGGCACCCGAGAGTACGACCGACAACACCGACGATGAGGAATGGTAAGAACATTGGCTGTGAACCCGCGCTACGCCGCACTCGTCAAGGAGACCTCCGGCGGTACTGCCGGTACTGACGAGCGCAATCTCCCCATCTGGAACTGGGGCAAGGTTGGTGACGTGCTGATCGGCACGATCACCTTCGTTGGTGACTTCTTCGAGGCGGACAACTCCAAGTTCTACACGCCCGAAGAGCACCTGTTCGATGCCGAGGGCAACAAGGTCTTCAAGCCCGCCAAGGGTACGCCCACCATCACGAAGCAGAAGATCATCGTGGAGACCAAGGACAACGGCAAGTTCGCTGTCTACTTCTCCAAGAAGGGTCACTGGTCCGCGATCGATGCCGGTCTCATGGTGGCTGACATCGCTGACCTGATGCCCGGTGTCCGCTTCCGTGGTGAGCGCATGGAGAACGACGACAAGGCTCACGTCTTCGACTTCAAGTTCAAGCCTGCCCAGGCCTGAGTAATCGAAGGGGCACCCTTCGGGGTGCCCCTTCGTTCCATTCATATGAGCAGATCAATCGCGAAGAAGAGGTATGTGCTGTACTACGCATGTGGCCAGAAGTTCTGTGCCGGGTGCGGTCAGTCCTTTCCGCTGGAGAGGATGACACTGGATCACCGCATACCGAAAAGCAAAGGTGGAACCCTGGCGTACTCGAACATCCAACTGATGTGCGGTCCGTGCAATCAGCGCAAGGCTGACAGTATGCCAGAGGAGGTGAATGCTTGAGGACACTCAGTAGGCTGGTGTTCGAGGACATGGAGTCCTCGCTCCCCCTTCCCGCTCCGTTCTTCAAGTTCGCAGCAACAGAAGCACTATTCTACCGTGGTGCAGTCAGCATCATCGCCGGACCACCAGGGTCCGGCAAGACCATCACCGCACTGAACATGGTGCACAACATGGCAGTGCCCAGTCTGTACGTGTCCAACGACTCCACTCCATTCACAATCATCAAGCGAACTGTCTCCATGCTTACGGGTGTGGATCAGAGTGCGGCTACGGTGGTACTCAAGGAGGCACCGGAGAGGGCGTCGAGCATCCTGGCCAGGCTTGGCCTGGTGCAGTTCGAGTTCTCCAGTGCACCGAGTCTTGAGGATGTGGCACGGAATGCCGAAGCATTCCGCGAGAAGTACGGACAGTATCCTCACGCGATCTTCGTGGACATCCTCATGAACGTTGAGCATGAGGGTGTCAGTGAGCAGAACTACTGGCGACTGATGCCAGCGCTCAAGGAGATTGCACAGGAGACCAATGCAGCAGTGGTTGGTTTCCACCACACATCCGAGCAGTTCAAGGGTGAACCCTGCCCTCCACGTTCGGCAATCATGGGCAAGGCGAACCAGCTTCCCGAGTTGATCATCACCTGCAACATGGTTGATGGCAACATGTTCTATGCAGTCGTGAAGAACCGCAACGGCAAGAGTGACGAGTCGGGTGCAACCTGCTTCCCACTTCCTGTCGACGCGGCTCGTTGCCAGATCGAAGATGTCGCCACAACGGAAGACATCACATTCATGGAGCCCATCAAGGCGGGCACTGACGAAGATTGGGAATCCTGATGGGTTTCTTCAGCAACAAGGTCAACCGAGAGTCCACCTCAACCGAGAAGGCTCTTGAGTCTTCGCTGAGCGGGGAGGCAGCATACAACTACGCTGCCAACAACCTCGCTGACGCCACTGCCAAGGTGGCGGAGAGCACTCCGAAGGGTTGGAGTGTCAACCCGTGGGGTCGTCGCTCCATCGACGGGGACGGGATGAGCTGATGTTCACCTGCCCGATCAATGGTGAGTACCACGAGTATGTGCACGAGGGCTACTTTGTGCGCTGTGTTCACTGCTTCACGGAGATCATGAAGATCTCCCTGACTCCGAAGTGGAAGGAGTACGAGAAGTGAGCTGTCCCGTTGGAGCTGGTACCGCACACATGTGGATCAGCAATGGCAAGGGTGGCATGTACTGCCAGAAGTGCGGACTGAGGGCCGGTCCCCAGTGAAGGGAAATCAGATGAGCAAGTGCCCCAATCGGCTGGACGGCCAGCACGTGTACATGCACACGGGCGGTAAGCATGTGTGTAAGTGCGGTCGTTACGTGGAGTATGACGTGATCGAGCGCGACTTCAAGATGGTGGATCCGAAGTGACTAAGTGTCCTCAGCCGTTCTGTGACGGCAAGGCGAAGCCCGCCGAGTCCGGCGGTATGATCTGCCAGAAGTGCGGGCAGTGGTTCTGATGAACTGCCAGGGTGACAAGTGTGACAACGACCCCAGCGAATACACCCTGTGTGACCGCTGGCAGTCGGGCAACGAGGTATGTCGAGGTCCACTGACGGACAATTACGCTGCCTGGCGTGAGCGTGAAGTCCGCTAACGGACTGAAGAAGTTCCGTGAGTCGCGGTATCCTCACAATCGTTCCGAGGGTACCGCGCTCCGGCGCAGCAATGGTGCAACTAAGGAGCTTATCCGTGATGCTAACAAGGACGCCCGCGCAACATCACGACTACAACTTGAAGCTGACGAAGGAGGAGTTGATGTGCATTGCCAACGACTCCATCAGTGACTACTACTACACCAACAAGCTTCTCGAACTCATCAAGAAGGAGGCGGAGAAGCTCAATGGTAGGTCCTAACTCCATCAAGTTCATCGCACACTTCGCACGTGAAGGGTGGAGTGATGAGGAGATTCAGAGTCTGTACAAGTTCGCACTGTCTGACGGTGCACTCCACAGCGTGAATCACCTGCGATGGTTCAAGACGTTCGACAGGTGGAACGAGCAGAGGAAGGCAGATGGCAACAGGCAGGGTCACCCGGGGCCGTAAGTCCCAGGACTTCGCAGCAGACTTCTGGCGTGAGGACTTCCCGGACATTCGCCCGGTGGCAGCAAGCCTTCCGGGCGAGGATCTCTTGGAGACTCCGGGTATCTGGTTCGAGGTGAAGGCCACTCGTGAACTCAATCCCACGAAGGCTCTCAAGCAGGCTCGCACTGGCTGTCCCGAGGGTGAGTATCCCGTTGTCATTGCCAGGCCTACCGGATACGGTGAGGCCAAGGTGGACAAGTGGGTAGCCATGATGGATCACGATGAGTTCAGGCGACTCATCCGTGAACTGTTCAAGTTCAGGACCATGTATGGGACGGACGACTAAGGACTTCCCCCGGTTCCCGATCGGCAAACTGTTCGAGTTGTTCGGTGCCGATCCTCCCGAAGAGGATCGGCACTGGCACTCAGTCAAGTGCCCCTTTCACGAGAAGGTCACCGGGCATGCGGACAGTGACGCATCCGGATCAGTCAAGACCACGGATGAGCACATCTTCCGGTGCTACTCGTGTGGAACCAGGGGGAACGTAGCTCAGATCATCATGAAGCTGGAAGGAGTCGGATTCGGGGATGCTCTCAGACGAGCAGAAGAAATCACTGGAACTAGCAGTGGTTCAGTACGAGGAGGATCTCGCGGAGGTTCTTCCGTATCTGGAGAAGCGGGGAATCGATTCAGCTACCGCGCGTTCAAGGCGACTTGGGTACGTGAGGGCGAATGCGATTCCGGAGCACAAGAGGGCGAAGGGTAGGCTCTGCATTCCCTACGTCACCCCCGCTGGAGTGGTTGCGGTCGCCTTCAGGTGCATCGAGGATCACAACTGCAAGGATGAAGACAAGAGGGTCAAGGCGCTCAACAAGAACTGGTCGCACTCCAAGTACTGGAAACCGTACGGACAGATCACCCACCTGTACGGGGTAAGCGATCTCCACCTCGAAGGGCGTGACATCTGCGTCACAGAGGGAGAGATCGACACCATCACACTGTCAATGTGTGGACTCCCCGCCGTCGGTATCGGCGGGGCTGAGCACTGGCAGGAATGGTGGCCTCTTGTTCTCTGCGACTACCGTCACATCTATGTCTTCTGTGACGGTGATGCAGCGGGAAGGAACCTTGGCAACAAGGTTGTGAAGGAGATGAAGTCGAAGGCAGTTCTTATCGAACTGCCGGAGAAGGAAGATGTGAACAGCTACTTCCTGAAGTATGGCGAGGACAAGGTGAGGGGTCTGATAGCATGAGCCTGTATCACCAGCCCGATCCGGACTGGACGATGATGGGTGACCTCTGGGAAGAGTGGCCACTCGAAGAGCCGGACGATGGTCCCGATCGTACCGAGGATTGGGACTACGATGATGACATGGACGAGTCATGAGTGAGCCATCACGCTGTCCCATTCATGGCCAGCAGGAACCATGTCAGTGGAGACCCAAGTCTCCGTGCTGTGACAAGCATCCCATCACAGGGATGGGCCATCACCCCGACTGCAAGTCGTGCTGGTGGCATCGAAACAACTGAATGACGGAATGATACCTTCTGGGTATCATTCCCTCCGCATGTGGCCAAACGGATAAGGCACCTCCCTCCTAAGGAGAAGACTGAAGGTTCGAATCCTTCCATGCGGACGTGAGTACACACAAGAAGCAGCCGCAAGGCGGCGGCTGCGGACCCACACTGTTACTGGTCGCGGGCACCTTACTCGGACTCATCATCCTGGTGCTCGCCGCGAAGAATGGATCAACCTAAGTGGCAATCTACGATCCTCCGTTCTGCTCCAGGACGGGACGAGAGCACACGATCTTCAACGTCAACCCACTCACCAAGAAGTGCGCGGACTGCGGCAAGAAGATGAAGCAGGAGAGGCGATAATGGCAAACCTCGGATGGTGCAAGGTTCAGAATCGTGAGCACAAGCTCTCCGACTTCACGAGTCGGCAGATGCACGGTCCCGTCAATGCCCACAAGGAGGTGTGCCGCTCCTGCGGCAAGACCCCATGACATGGGATGAGATGTTCGACATCCGTGCAGCGCTTGCCAATGTGAAGGCGCTGGAGGAGAAGGTCGAGGAACTGGAACGCAAGGTGGCCACCCTTGAGAACAACGTGGCCAATCAGCTGTACATCGAAGCCCCCCTTAGCGGGGGCTTCGTCCCGAGGAACAGGAGCATCACGGTATGAGCAACACCGAGTTCTATGGAGTGTTCAAGAAGAGCGATGGCGACCAGTATGGAGGCACCTACTCCACTCCTGGCATTGCTCGCAATGTGGCCTCCGGCTACGACGAGTGGTTCGTCAGTTACAGCTCGAAGTGGTTCGGCTCTCCCGAGGACAAGCGGAAGTTCGAGATCCGCAAGCTGACGCCGGTCCTCAAGGCTCAGGACAATGGTGCATTCACCCTGGACATGGAGTGGGTTCGTGTCTAACGCTCGGTACTTCGCCGATGGCACAGAGTTCTACCGTGTCGTCTTCGGCAGTGGCTCCATCGATGGACCGTACGTCAGGGTCCATGCCGCCAAGCGTGTTGGCGAGAGCGGGATCAAGGTTCGTCGCCGGTTCGATTACAACGGCAAGCTCATCCACGAGTGGCAGAGCGAGACGACCTACAAGATCGAGAAGCTCGTGCCCATGTTCGATGAGTGCGGTTGCTGCCTGACGCTCGGATGGGATGACTATGAGCTTCACGGTTAAGCGCAGTGACGAGTCCGGACTCTGGTCGCAGGGTCCATTCTCCACTGTCAATGAGGCTCAGGCTGTGGTGAGCGAGATCATCAAGACTCGCAAGGAGCTGGGCGAGAAGTACAGGAAGGCCACTCCTTCTCACGGTGAGCGCGTCGCCTACGTGAGTAACAAGGGTGGCACGATCGTCATCAAGGAGATCTGATGAAGCACATTCCTCCGGAGTACTGCGCACACTGCGAGGAGAAGCTCGCCACCGTCAAGTGGTATCCCTTCTGTGATCACGTGTGCACGGTGAACGCCATCAATGCTGGTTGGGTTCGCCTCGCCAATGGCGGATGGGAGAAGCGGTGAGCAAGTGTGGTTGGTGTCTCAGTCAGGGGCATCGCACGGAACACTGTCCGATGAGGCCGGTCCAGTGACCGGCATCTGGAACGACAGGAAGTGTAAGGAGTGTGGAGGTACACTGTCTCATGCACCGACGTGCAGTCGTCACGACATGTTCGTACTGAACAGCCCGTTCCGCAAGAAGCCCAAGGAGAAGAAGTGAACGTCTACCTCGAAGCCGCTGCCCTCGTCAAGGGCAGCTACAGGCTGAACAAGGGTTCCATGGAGTGGCTGAGCCATGAGGGAGGCCTCTGCTACTGCGCCATGGGTGCAATCCTGAAGGTCGATGGCAAGCTCGCGAAGTACGACGGCCTCGACGACCCCACCGATGAGCCCTGGTTCACCGAGCTCATGGAGCCGGTCGCTCGGCACATCGATGCCGAGCAGTATGACGAGCTTGTTGCCCATGACGCCAACCCCGGTCACGTGGCTTACGAGGTCATCTACCAGTGGAACGATGCCGAGGAGCGCACGAAGAATGAGGTCGTGAAGATGCTGGAAGAGGTCGGCAATCTTCAGGAGCGACTGATCGCAGGCATCAAGCAGGCTGAGAACGGGGAGACGAAGAGTCTCCCCGAGTTCGAGTAGTAACGCAAAGAAGCCCCCTCCACTGGAGGGGGCTTCTTCTGTTCACTCAGTAGGTGGAGACTGCAACCCACTCAGTGCCGGTGTTTACGACGGTCGCACCGTGGAATGCGGAAGCTGCAAGAACCAGGGTGGTTGCACCGTTGATGGTCTCGGAACCGGATCCATCCAGGGTCACGGTGAATGCTGCTGCATCCTTGACGACACGGTACGGACGACCGGGCTGAATCGATGCCACTGCTGGCAGGTTCAGAGTGATGTTGCCGGTGATTCCCTTGGCGTAGATCACATAGTCGTTGTTGGTTGCAGTGTCGGTGGCCGCGATGATGCGGACGGTCTCGGACGCGTTGTCAAAGCCGGACATTAGTTCTCCTTGTCGAACTTGGCGGTGTCTGGGTTACCGACATGTCCGGCAACCACAGTCTTAACTACCGTGATCAGTACGGTAGCGACCGGGATCCACTGTGGTGGCAGTAGATCCACGTAGTAGGCAGCGGCTGGGATGGCCGCTGCGATGATAGTCCATGCGATGCGCTCCAGCGCATCCTTCCAGAACTTGTTAAGCATGACGATGCCTGACTTCCTCAATCTTGATGGCTGTAGCGGCGTCCAGAACGCCGGTGGGACGCATACCGAAGAGGCCCTGGAAGCCCCGTAGAGAGGCTCGCGTGAGGTCGTCCAGGTCTCCGGTCTCAGGCAGCCTCAGCACGCTCTGTACGTGCCTCACAGAGGCTCGCTCACGCTCGTTCGTGGCCACGATGAGAGCACGCTCGAACCACTCAGGTGGTGAGGTCATCAAGCTTCTCCTCAATGCGGGTGACGATACCGATCACAAGCTCGACGTTTGCCTTCTGGGTTACCAGGCTTTCGAGTAGTTCGATCCTGGCACGCATGGCAGGGATGGTATCGATGATCCTCTGCTGCTCGTCAATCGTGTTGCGCATGGCATTGATGGCATCGGCCTGAGCCTTCGTCGTCTGCCTCCCGCCCACGAAGCCGCCAGCAATGGCGGCTATTCCGACCAGGAATGTGATGATGGTTGACGCATCCATTACTCCACCTCGATGTCTCCCGATACGGAGATCGGTGGAACGCTGTCCGCCACAGTGCGAAGCTTCACAGTCAGGTATCCTCCATAGTTCTCCGAGTTCGGACCAGGCGTTGTCGGCATGGTGAACTGGTAGTCGTCAATGATCACCTGGTCAGAGATGTTCTGAGCCAGATCCTGGAGGGTGACGGTGTCTCCACGCTGACACATCTGACGGATGGCGGTCAGCTTGTCGAGTGCCTGAGTATCCCCACGAACCAGGTTGCCAGTCCTGTCCTTCTCGTTGTTGAAGCAGAGGAAGTTCCTGATGATTTCCCTCTGCTTAAGAGTTCCGGGGAGTGCCTTGATCTGCCAAGAGTCTAGCTCGCCTCCGATTGTCAGATCGGAGGCGTTCCTATACAGGGTGAACTTCAGACTCATGTAGATGTGAGGACCGGTTGGAATCGGAGTCGACACATCATCAGTACCCGGATCAAGGGTTGGACCGTAGGTGATGTAGTGAAGCGTGTTTCCGTGGTCATCCACCATGTCGATGGCCAGTTCACCATCGAGCGGGGTGGGAGTACGAACAGAGAAGTACTTGAACAGCTTCGGCTCGACAGTGTTGAACCTGCATCGACCGGTGATCAGATACCCGGACTCAAGCAGTTCGGTATTGTGTTCCACCATCACATGGGAGATGCTCGAACTCTGGCGAGTCACCTGAACCGTGCGTCCATCGGTGAGAACAGTGACATCCTTGATGGAGTTGGTGTTCCCTGGCAGGTAGGTCCACGTGGAGTAGGCATTGAACTGTCCACCGGTGTTGTTGTCATTGTTCACGGTGGACAGGTTGACTGCCATCAGTCCGTACGAACCATCATGCTGAGGCCTGGTCTTCACCGCAACATAGGCATTGTCCTTCCAGAAGGCAATCCTTCCGAAGCCCCCACCCGAAGTGGGGGCTTCCCCAGTGGTGATGATCGGTGGAGAGTAGGTGATACCTCCACCATTGAACAGTCCGGTCCTGATTCCAGTCTCGGTCGTGATGACGATGTACGTTCCCACATAACCGGCGATGTTGTTGATGCGCTCACCATTGGGCATGACCGCGATCAGGGACAGTCCGTTGACGATACCGGCACTGTCGAACGTGGACTTGTAGATGTACCCCTGAGTACCGGAGTTCGACGCCACATACACACCGTCTGGACCGTCGGTCACGTCAACGATGAACTGGTCGGCAGGAACCTGGGCATTCTCGGTCGGTAGTGCAGTGTCCACTGCGGCATAGGGGTCAAGCATGTACAGCTTGTTGGCTCGCCCGTAGGCGAGCAGACCCTTGGCCTTGGTGAGACAGCCATCGTAGTCAATGGTGTCCG